TTTTTCTTAAGACCTATTGTAACTCTTGTTTTTGGCCAGTTTGCCAAGTATTTAAGTTCTATCCAACCTGTCTTCCCATTTTTGTTATAATGTATATCTGGCATGCCTTTCATAACTCTGTTCTCCACTCTGTACATTTTTAATTTCAAAGATGTTCTGATTAATACCCAAAACGATTTTTCACTCATTCATTTTCCTCTTCTAAAAATAAAGATACTGGATCTTTGTTAATGGAATCTGCTAAGTTCTTTTTACTTCGCAGTGCCTTGATTATTTTGGTGTCAATAGTTTTTGGTGTTTCAAAGTCTATGTATGTAACACTCTTTTTCGTTCCTATTCTATGACACCTGTCTTCAGATTGAAGTCTTGTTTCTAAGTTAAAATCATTTGAATAATAAATGGCATAACTTGCAGCAGTTAAAGTTAAACCAATACCACCAGACTGAGGCTGTCCAATAAAGTATTTTATAGACGGATCGTTCTGAAATCTATCGACAGCAATGGCTCTCATATCATTGGAAACATCCCCATGGTAAGTAACAGCTTGGTCTCCTAACATGCCCTCTATGGCTCTTAAATCAGCTTTAAATCTTGCCCAAATGATGACTTTGTCGTTAATATCGGATAAAACGTCTTTTAATGCGTCTAGTCTGGCATTGCTATTTTCAATGGGATTCAGCTTATCTTCTGATGGAAACCAACCACAAATTATCTGTTGCAGTCTTAACAGTCTTGTTATTGCCTCAGGTGCAGTAAGTGTATCACCTCTGAGTTCTGTCATAAAGTTCTTCTTCATTTGAACATAAAGTTTCTCTTGTGCCTTAGTCATAGGAACAATATGTCTTTGATAAACTTTTGGTGGCAGATCCAAACAGTCTTTTTTAAGAACTCTGAATGAGTGGTTCTCTACTTTTTCAGTCAATTCATCTGTGTTTTGATAAGAAACAATCTGCCTGTTCTCAAATCCTCCCATAACACAGTATCTGGCTCTGAATGAGTAATAGCTATCATATCCAAGAATTAAAGGATCTAAAAATCTAAATTGGCTGTAAACATCCTCTGGACCTTTTGTGATAGGTGTTCCTGTTAAGATCCTCCTGTATTTTGCTCGCTTGCCAAACTTTGTAATTATTTTTGTTCTTTTTGCTCCAGGAGTTTTTATCCTAGAACTTTCATCAACAACTAATAATACATTATTAGCTAACAATATTTTTTCCATATAGAATATTGCTGACTTGCTAACAAATGCTTCAACATTAAATGTAAATATTTTAAGACAGTCTTCTGCAGTGTAAACATCGTTAAAAGATTTTTCTAATTTATTTTTAGACATGTTTGATTGGTAATACATAGATTTGCTAGGACACCAATCTGGCAAGTGAGTTGGCATTTCTGTTGATAACCAGTTTCTATGAACACCATTAGGAGCAATAACAACCATGCAATCAATAGCACCATTAGCATACAAATATGCACCAGTATCAATAATCACTTTTGTTTTGCCAGTGCCTTGCTCCATAAGTAAAGCAAAATTCTTTTTATCTCTTGATAAATAAAATGCTCTTTTTTGATGGTCAAAAGGTTTGGTCTTAAACATGAAATCATCAGAAGATGGAAGTTCTTTTTCTTTTTCTTCTTTTATTCTTTGTGCTTCTTTTTTAGTATTAACATACTCAGTTAATATTTCTTGCACATCATCAGACCATTGAGCATCTGGCCAAAACTTGTATATATAATCAATGTTCGCACCTGTTGGGTCAAACATCATTTCCCTGCCTAACCATTTTTTGAATCCAGGAAGTCCAGACAACTTTTGAAAGTTTTCGTTGCCCAGATCAACCTTTGCTATGCAATATTTACCAAATGGTGCTTTGGAGATTATCATTATATAATCCCCAATCTTTCAGCACATATTGGTCCAATGCCTCTATCAATGCTATCGTGCCTTGTTAGATCCCTGCTGCAGACTGCACAGTTGCCAGTTCTTTTTCCATAAGCAATAGCAGACTCAAGAGGACTTTTACAGACCTCTTTTATTTGCTCGATAACTTCAGCAGATGGATTGTTGAATGGTAAGTAATAACCACCAAGAACTTTACCAATATATTCTTTTTGATACTTGATATAAATAGCACCAGCATTTTTAGAAGACTCAGATGCTTTTGAAAAAACTAAATCACCAACACGAACTTTTGGGAACTGAACTTTCTTAGTAACATATTCACGACCATTAGAATATCTTCTTTCAACACCTTCAGTTTTATCAAGGATAGCTATAATTTTAGAAACATCAAGAGACACCATATTTTTCTCTTGTTGTTTTTTCTTTTCTTCTCTCTCTTTTTTATTCTGCTCAATCTTAGTAAGCATAGCAGAAGCAGAAAATAATTGCTTTTCAGAGAGTTGACCTTTGTCATCAAACTGCTTAACTAAACTTGCTGCAAAATCATTCCAGCTAGTAATTTCTCTGAGAGCATCAATTACATCATTATGCTCTTTATAAAATTTATCCTTTTTAGCCATAACACTATTTGGGAATCTTCTGATTTTTTCTTCCCTGATAAACATCGCTGTTTCTATATTCATAATAATTTCCTTTCTCAATGATATATATAGTATCGTTTATTTCTGGCCAAAAGTAAAGTAAAAAAATAACTATTTTAAAGAAAGTCTAAAAAAAGATAATTATATTAATATGTTATAGGAGTTTAATATTGGTAGAAATAATCGTGTTTTAATGGGCATACGTGGGAGAAATTAATCTCCCATGTATGATTACACCTAAGATTTTGCGACTAATTTTTCTTTTTCTTGATTAGTCTCATCAAACCTAAAATCCATGTTTTGGTGATATGGATCAAAGTTTGGATTTAATATCTCGAAAACTTCACAGACTAATTTCTTAGAATGTTTTGTCGAGTGCATGTCATTCCATTGTGGAATCTGATTATCTATTGTTGTACAATCTCTTGTGTCAATAATAAGATAATGTTTTGTTATCTGAACCAAATAGACTTTGTTTGGTGCCAAATCATCGTTGATATAATTTGCCAGCTTTTTTCTTTTGTCTAATTTAGTGTGCTTATATTTGACATTTAAAATTTTGAATGCTGACATCATATTTCTATTTGTGACACCTGCAGTCGATCTTTTTCTTCGGATATCTTTTAATGTCCTGTAAGCATACTCATAATGAGTTCCTGTAAGAACAGCCAGTGCATATGGACCACACCAAGTCTTTCTTATATTGCCCATCCAGTCTGTAATCTGTCTTGGCTTTACTGTAAATTTACTAATCATATATTTTCCTTTCTCAGTTACCTATAGTATCGTCTATTCTGGCCAGAAAGTAAAGTAAAAAAAGAATTATTTTTATTATTCAATAAAATCAATGACTTATGTAAGTTTACGAACTCTCTCAACATAGATCTTTCTGAATCCTTGTTTTATTATTCCTTTGACTAAATACCAATCACCAATCCTGCCTTCTTCAACTATTGGTATGCCTAATTTTGGATATTTAAACCTATCGATGGTTGATATGATTGGACCAGTATCATCCTCGAAAGTCATGTTCAACCAGAGATTATGTGTATCTACTCTGCGACCACCTCTCTTTGCTAGGTTAACTGTTTCATTCATATCTCTCAAGTTCTTTTCTTTTAACTTGCCAAAAAATACATATGTTCCTGGAGTATCTGCTTCGAGATCCTGTATATTAATAATCCTCGTTTTAATGCCATGTTTCTCTGGATTTTTCTTCATATGACCAAACCTCCTTTCACACTCAAATATATCGTCGTATGGTGTTTCTCCCTCGTTTAAAAGACGATCCTGCCTTGGAGTTAGAGGTTGACTGCTTTCTCTTCTATTCATTATGTCTTCTGCCATTTTTGGTCCAATACCTTTTATTCCTATCAATCCACCAATAAGTTCTCCATCTTGCACAGACCAATTTATTTCTGATTTAAATCTGTCAAAAGGTTTGTATTTTAATCCTTCATTTACAACTTCTCTTAATAGTCTTATTCCTTGTTCTTCATCCTTAACATTTCTTAAACATGCTGCAGCAAACTCAAGTGGGAACTTGGCTTTCAATACACAACACCAATAACTGACCAAACCATAGGATATAGCATGACTGCGATTAAATGCCCAAGATCCCATTGTATTAATGTTCTTCCAGATCTTCAATGCTTGGTCTTCATCAATTCCATTTTCCTCAGCACCAACTTTAAATCTTTGCCAATACCTGTCAAAAAACTCTTCACCATAAGATTTGGACATTGCCTTTCTTAATTGAGATACATCTTCCCAACTTAACTTACCAACATCTCTGGCTATGTTCATCACCTGCTCTTGATAAACAACAACACCAAAAGTAACTTTTGTTATTTCTTCTGTCATTGGATGCATATATTCTGTCGGTGCATCTCCAACTCTTCTTTTTATAAATTGAGTTGTGCCACCAGAGTTCAATGGTCCAGGACGAGCAAGAGCAGTAATTGATGCCACATCCTCAAAATTTACAATCTTCATCTGCCTTGTAAGAGACTGAAGTGCATATCCTTCAAACTGAAATATTCCTGCATACTTTTCATCATTTAAAACTTTGAAAGCATCATCATCGTCAAGTTTCCAATTAATTAGTTTCTCTCTTTCCCAACCAACTTGATCCAAAACATCTTGCAATATTGATAAAGTTCTCAAACCTAAAGCATCAATTTTAAGAAGATTTAATCTTTCTGCATCGTGCTTATCTATCTGTGCTGCACCATTTTGCATATTTACAGAGCAATATTTGTGAACTGGTTCTTCTGTTACAATTATTCCTGCAGCATGAACACCATTGTGACGAGCATGATTTTCCATATGTTCAGCTATTCTCATTTGAGGATATTTTTTTAAAACAGTTCTGCCAATCTCTAAATCATTGAATGTATCCATTATGCACATTGCTGCACGAGCATCACCTGAACTTCTTTCTATGATTGCACCTTTTAAATCATTTACTTCCCATGCTGGCACACCAAGTTCTTTAGCAACTTCTGTTATTGTGCTTTTGGCTTTGTAACGAGAAACAGTTCCTAAATGTGCAACTTTTTCTACACCATATTTATCTATTAAATATTGTATCACCATTTCTCTTCTGTCATCTTGAAAGTCTATATCTATATCAGGAAGATCTTTGCGAGTGATATCAATAAATCTTTCAAACAATAAATCATACTTTAATGGATCCACATCTGTGATATTTAATAAATAACAGACTAAAGATCCAGCAGAAGATCCTCTTGCTGGTCCAACCAACATATGCTTTTTAGCATAATTAATCATATCAGATATTACATAGAAATAATCTTCAAACTGTTTTTCAGCAATCATATCAAGTTCTCTTTTCAATCTTGCTTTGTAAACTGGATCTTTTAGATCTATTCCTCTTGGCTTTGCATTTTCCTCACACATTTGTTTTAAAGTCTTTTTTGATTCGTAACTCATCATTTTAGCAGATGGAAGTTCAACATTACACATATCTGCAATCTTGTGAGTGTTCTCAAATGCTTCATCTGGTATCCAAGGAATAAGATCTCTGAGTTCCCACTCATCTAATATATGCATTGGCTTTGTTCTGTCATATCTGTTTCGACCTGTCAAAACTTCATAAACTTTTCTGTCTGTAACTTTTGGGAAAAAATTATCACTTGTCGCAACAACTTTAAAACCTCTTTCTTCTGCCCAGTTCAAAGACTTTTTAGTTGTCATTGGATTTAATTCTATGTAAAGATTTTCTTTATTAGTTATTGGTAAAGATCCCCACATAGGATTAGTTCCAGAGAGCATAATTATATTTTTGGTTACATCAAATAAATCTTCATAACTTAATCTTGGCACATAATAAAATCTTGATGGGTCTGTTGCTTTTGTAACAAGCTGATAAAGTTCTTGGAGACCTTGATTGTTCTTGGCTATAAATCCCATAAGGTTGATTGGTTGTTTACTTCTGTCTGTTGCATCTTCGACAACTGCCAGTTCTACTCCAAAGATAGGTTTCTTCTCTGCTTTTCTACAAGCTGAATCAAATGCAACATGACCCCAAGTTCCCATATCGCAAATGCCCATAGAGTCCTGCTTACAATCAGATATTATTTTATCTATTGGACCATATGCAGTTCTAAAAGAATATTCAGTCCTTGTTCTAAGGTTTATCATATATGACCTTCTTTTTTATACCATTTTAAAATCTCTATTGTTGCTTCAACATCGTCTAAAGATCTGTGAGCACCAACATGGTCTTTGCCAGTTACTTCTTTATAAAGTTCTGTTAGCTTTCTCATCTTTCCCCAGACTGACTGACCTATTTCAATGGTACAATAATGTTCTGGTGGCCATGGGAATTTACAAGTCTTTTCTGCTCTCTCAAGTTCAAACCTTAATATCTTTCTATCAAAAGCAAGATTATGAGCACACAAAGATTTTTCTCCCAAAAAGAAATTACAGAGTTCTTTGTAGTATCCCAAAAATGGTTTTTTGTCCTCAAGCATATCATCTGTAATTTTAGTCAGTTTAATTATGTATGGATCTAAAGCAAATCCAGGACTACATAAAAATTGAAACCTGTCAATCTCTTTAAAATCATCATCAACCTTTATAGCACCAAACTCTATAATTCTTGGTTGAATGTCTAAATCAGATCCTTCAGCTTTTGGAAGACCTGTTGTTTCTAAATCAAAGACTATCATCTTTATTTATCCTAACAATAAATTTAAGATCCACACCAAGTATTTTTCTTGTATCAAATATAACATAATTATATGACCTTTTGCCTGCTATGACAGGATTGGTATGTGAGTCTGTAAAAACTTCTTGAGAAATTTTAATTGCTCTCTGATGAAAAAATTCTTTCCATTTTTCAAGTTCTTCTGCTGAACAATGCATACCAAGATGGCTGACTACATTTCTTTCAGTTCTGCCACTGGAATCTATCCAATTATTTCCTTTGGTATAATTTAAAATCTCAAACTCTTTGCCATCAAATATTTCATAGTTAAAAGACAAGTCTGCTTCATTAGTTCCCTCATGACCAAAAACCTTGCCAGTGGCAACAACATGGTCTTCTGACCAATCTACTGCACCTATCTCAGAAAGTAATTGTTTTGCACGAATAGGATGTTTTGGACGGATTGCTATCTGTTCTATTTTAAATTTCATGTCATGCTCCATATGGTAAAATACAACCAGTTAAATATTTGTGGTGTTCTTTTGATTGAAGTAGAAATGCAACAAACTCTGCTAACCTTTGTGGTGGTGTTTCTTCACCTGTCAATAATCCATTGAGTTGATATTGTTGAGCATATTCTTTTGTCCAGCCACGAGTTTT